ATAGCTGATAATGGTGTAGATCACGACCAATTAGCAAATAGATATACTGCTAGTAGTGCTGTAACTTCAGCAACTGCAATTACTATAGATACTTCTAGTGCTGATGTATTTACCTGGACAGCAGGACATTCTACTACTGTAGCATTCACAAATGTTAAAGTAGGTTCTACTTGTGCGTTAATAGTAACAGGAGGTGGTTCTTCTTACACATTAGCATTAGGAAACATAAATGGGTCATCAGGAACTTTCAATAGATTAGCAGGTACTTATGATGACACTTCATCAACTAAAAACTTAATAGAATTTAAATTTATATCCACATCAGAAGCGTGGTATCAAATCTCACAAATAGCAACATAATGAGTTACGCAATAAATAGAAACGGAACAATACAGGTATACACTTCTATACCTAAAGCATTTGAAGGCAGCCAAAAAGAATATCTTGGTGGCTTTGACCAACTCACAAGAGCAGAACAAAAAGCAGAAGGTTTGTTTGATGTTGTAATGCCTGATGGTTATAATTCTCAAATACACGATTTAGGTGAAATATTTTGGGATAGTGAAAATACACAATTCACATATCCTAAAACTAATAAAACTTGGTCACAAACATTAGCAGAACTTAAAACACAAAAGATTGCAAACCTAAAAGCAAATGCTAATAGTAAACTATCAGAAACAGATTGGATAATTGTAAGAGATACTGAATTAGGCAATACAACTGCACAATCTACTTTAGATGATAGAGCAGCAATTAGAACAAGTTGTGCAACTAAAGAAAGTGAGATAAATGCAAAGACAACAAAAGCACAAGTAGTACAGTACGATATAACTTTATAATATGGCTTTAAATAAAAAGTTTTTCCCTAAAGTATCAGCAGGTGCAGCAGCAGATACCTTTACTCCATCTGAACACTTTAATACAGTTTTATATACAGGTACAGGAGCAGCACAAAGAATAGGTGGGTATATAAATAG